GTTTAGTGTTATACCAACTACTAATGAGGATGGTATCCATATTGGTGGAATAGTTGGTTTTCTAAGAAGTATTGCTTATGTCGTGAACATGATTAGACCTACCCGTGTCATCATAGCATTTGATGGCAAGGGTGGTTCTAACCGCCGTCGTAAGATATATCCTCAGTATAAACAAAACAGAAAAACAAAGTATCGTGTAAATCGTTCCAATAGTTTCGCATCACAAGAAGATGAGAGAATGAATATGATTATGCAGATACAAAGAGTAGTTGAGTACCTAGAGACTTTACCACTTACTGTTTTGTCTTATGATAATATTGAAGCAGATGATACCATAGGATATATCTGTAGACAGGTTCTTACTGATTCTCAAATCACAATCATGTCTACCGATAAAGACTTCTTACAGCTAGCTAATGGTAGGATAAAGATTTGGAGCCCAACCAAAAAGAAAATGTATGATGAGAATGCTGTGTTAGAAGAGTATGGTATTTCATCTCATAATCTTATTTGGTACAGAGTATTGGATGGTGACAAGTCAGATAATATTAGTGGTGTTCGTGGTCTTGGACTAAAAACAATACAAAAGAAGTTACCATTCCTTAGTGAAAATCGTATAGTAGAGATGGATGAAGTTGTAAATGAATTACCAGAACATAAAGATACTATCGATTTAAATTATAAATTGATGCAATTATCTGATGTTGATATCTCAGCTTCTACAAAAACAAAAATAATAGATAGAGTAAATGCACCAATAAACAGGTTGGTCAAGTTTAAGTTTGAAAAGATGTTTTTAGAAGATAAGTTGTATACAGCACTACCTAATCTAACTAGTTGGTTATTGACTAACTTTAATCAACTGAACTCATACGCGGAGAAGACTCATAAATGAGTGTAGATTATGATGTTTTAGAAAAATTCACCAATTTTGATTCACTTGAATTAGAGTTTCAAAGAGTCACAGATGATATAACAAATATTGATATCGATTATGGTGTTGATGTTATTTTCAATTATTATAGAAAGTTTGGTTTTTTTCATTACAAAATACGTGAGGAAGAAAAACATAAACAACTTGAGCAAATCAAAAAATTTGACGTGAACTCTATTCTACAAGGTAATCAAGTCATTCAAACGATGCATGGATTAAGATTATGTTGGACTTACTTCCCACATTTTTGGGAAGTCAGATGTGGAAACGCTAAGTTATCACCGATGGAAATCTATCAAGACGATGACAAATTTAAATTAACGATAACCAAATGTTGGAAATGGTGTCTAAAACATTCCAAAGGTGACGTAATGAAATTACATGAGAATAGGTTACGACAATCATTGAAAATATATAGTGGGACACAATCCGTCAGTAACTTTAGACCAACCGCAGCTAAATTAATCTATGAAAAGTTTGGTGGTGATATCGTTTGGGACATGAGTTGTGGTTGGGGTGGTAGATTATTAGGTTTTTTAACAGCTAATAACACCAAACAATACATAGGAACAGAGCCGTCTAGTAAAACGTATGATGGTTTACTAGAAATGAAAAAAGATTTTTCGTATTTGGGAAAACAAGTTAATATTTATAAACTCGGAAGTGAGGATTATAAACCTCTCAAAGAGTCACTCGACTTATGTTTTACCTCACCACCTTATTTCGATACTGAGAAATACTCAGAAGAAAACACACAGAGTTATAAAAAGTTTCCAACTAAGGATAGTTGGATAAATGGTTTCTTAAAACAAACTTTACAGAATTGCTACGATGGTCTTAAAGAAAATAAATACATGCTGATTAATATTGCCAACACACCTAAACATAAATTCATCGAGGATGAGACGATACGTATTTCACAACAATTAGGTTTTGTTCAAGAGGATACCCTACAATTAACTTTATCTAGTGTCAATGGAGCGGGTTATAAATACGAACCCATTTTTGTTTTTAGAAAGGAAAGTAAATGAGCGAAACATTAACACAATTCGGTACGTCTTTTCAATCCAAGATTATAGCATCATTGATTAGTAATATAAAATTTACACAAACTATTACCGACATCCTAGAGCCTAAAATGTTTGATTCCGACTCAAACAAATGGTTGGTCAAAGAAATTAGAGAATATTATTTTGAGTATAAAAAACAACCGACATTGGAAGTAATCAAATATAAAATAGATGAGATAGAAAACGATGTGTTGAAAAGTGGTGTCATCCAAAAACTCAGAGATGTTTGGAAGAATATCGAATCAACTGATTTAGAGTTTGTTGAGAAAGAAACTTTGAATTTTTGTAAGAATCAGGCTTTGAAAAATGCAATACTTGAATCAGTAGATTTGTTAGAAAATAAAAACTATGACGGTATCAAATCAATAATCGATGAAGCCATGAAGGCTGGAACAACACGAGACTTAGGTCATGATTATGTTCCATCATTAGAGACAAGATTGGAAGAATCATCTAGGATAACCGTCGCTACCCCATGGGATGTAATAAACGACATAACCGATGGTGGTTTAGGACCTGGTGAATTAGGTGTCGTTGTGGCACCCGCCGGTATCGGTAAGTCTTGGACTCTACAGGCAATTGGTTCAGAGGTCATCAGAAAAGGTAAGACGGTTGTACATTATTCTTTGGAGTTAAATGAGAACTATGTTGGTTTAAGATATGATTCTATTTTTAGTGGTGTTACCACATCTAATATAAAGTATCATAAGGAAGAGGTTGAGAAGACAATATCGAAGTTACCTGGTAAATTATTGATTAAATATTTTCCAACTAAAGCGGCATCCGTACAAACACTTGGTTCACATCTGAAACAAATAGAAATAAGTGGTGTGAATGTAGATATGGTAATCGTTGATTATGCAGATATTCTAATGCCCACAGGAAACTTCAAAGAAAAGAGACATGCGATAGGAAACATCTACGAAGATTTACGTGGACTGGCTGGTGAGTTGGAGATACCGATATGGACTGCTTCACAGGCTAATCGTTCAGCTCTTGAAGAGGATGTGATTGGTGCTGATAAAGTAGCTGAGGATTATTCCAAGGTGATGACTGCTGACTTTGTTATCAGTATGAGTCGAAAGGTTGAGGATAAGATTGCGAACACAGGTAGGTTTCATGTGATAAAAAATAGATTCGGTATAGATGGTGTAACTTATCCATCTACTATAAATACAAATATTGGTGTCGTAAAGATACACGAAGGTAGTAGTCAGTTTGGCAAGGAGACACAAGACAAGATGAATAATAGTGAAGAGTTCTTAAGAAAGGAGTTAGCTAACAAGTATAAAGATATGGGAAAAAAAATTGATGGATTTGAATAAAATGATAAATATGATTTGATATATATTATATTTATGTATGTTACTAAGAAAGATTATAAAGGTACAGAATGGAAAAATTTACGTTATCCGAAAAGTTTATAAATAAGTTTAAAAGAAAAAAGCCCCCATTTGGTTTCAATGGTTTAGGAGAGTTGGTTTATATGAGAACCTATTCTCGTATCAAGGAAGATGGGAAAAACGAAAGATGGTGGGAGACAGTTCGTAGGGTTGTAGAGGGAACCTATACAATGCAAAAGAATTGGATTGACTCACATGAATTAGGTTGGAATCCTTGGCAAGCACAAAAATCCGCACAAGATATGTATGAAAGAATCTTCACTATGAAGTTTCTACCACCAGGTCGTGGTTTGTGGGCTATGGGTACAGCAGTTACAGAGGAGAAGGGATTGTATGCGGCTTTGAATAATTGTGCATTTGTATCCACAGGTACGATTAAAGAAGATTACTCGAAACCATTCTGTTTTCTGATGGACGCTAGTATGTTGGGTGTTGGTGTCGGTTTTGATACTAAAGGTGCTGGTGAGATAGTGGTCAAGGGTATTGATAGTAAAAGAGATAAACAGATATTTGAAATACCCGATACTCGTGAGGGATGGGTTGAATCTCTAAAGTTATTATTGGAAAGTTATTTTCATGGACAGGCTCCGATTGAATTCGATTACTCAAAAATCAGAGAGGCCGGAATACCAATCAAAGGGTTTGGTGGTGTTAGTTCTGGTCCTGAGCCTTTGAAAGAGGTGCACCAAAGTATACGAAAGGTTTTGGAACTAAATAGTAATGAACCTATTTCAGTCACCACAATTGTTGATATTATGAACCTTATAGGAAAATGTGTTGTTGCTGGTAATGTTCGTAGAACCGCTGAGATTGTTTTCGGTGACCCACATGATGAGGAGTATCTAGATTTAAAAAACTACGAAGTCAATCCACATAGAGACCAATACGGATGGACAAGTAATAATAGTATTTTCGCAGAACTCGGTATGG